CTTGAGATTGGTGTAAACCATGGCTTCTGGCTTGTGCTCATTGAGCCAGTCATCGGCGAAGGTGCCGACGCTGAAGCTGCCATCGCCAGTGTTGGTGATGTCAGTCTTGGAAGCTCTGGTCCGAACGAAGAGATTGTAGGTGTCTGTCTCCTCTGGGTCCTTGAGCACACCAGCTCCTGCTGAGTAGTCGTAACCAAACTGGGCTGTACGCTGTCCTTGCGATGCCGCGCTGACATCAACAGTCCAAGCCCTGGCTATCACAGGCATTATGTTGGTGCCGTGGAGGAGGGCCGCCTCTGTGGCGTCGTCTGGCTCAGCAAAGATGTTGGCACTGTAGTCCAGGCCATCAAAGTGGACGCCATCAGCTGAGAGGTTGGCTCCTTCAAAGCCGTCTCCCAGGTCCAAGTCTATGGTCTCAGGGGGCTGGCCTGTGTTGGTGAGGGTGGTGGGAATATCGTAGAACGAGCCCTCCTTGAGGCTGAAAGCCAACTTGATTTGAACCCCCACATCGTTGGTGTAGGCGTTCTCAATATTGGTGGCCGCGATGCAGACGACTCTGCCGAAATCGCCCAATGGCGAGTCGCGGTAGACACCTGTGACTGGGGTTTCGCCAATAGTAGGCATGAGATCCAGACACCCTTCACCGTTGACGTTGCACGCAAACTCAAGGGGGTTAAAGGCATCAAGGTTGGCTTGTGTGATGGCAAGGTCGTCAGAGTAAAGCTTGGGTATGAAGGCGACTTTGAGGTTGCCTATGATAGTGGCTGCAGAGACCACTTGGACGTGCATTTCGAGCCCACCAACAAACCTCCGGTGGAGATCGGCCCAGGCTTTTGTATGGGGGTTGAGAATGGCTTCATTCCAGGGGAAGATGGGGAGGTTGAAAATGACTGCTCCTTGGCCAAGACCGGTGTTGATGACTTTTATTTCCTTGAAGATCTTCTTCCCGGCAAGAGTGAGGAGATTGAAACCGATACCTGTCTGTGGCATGAGTTCAGGGCCAACGCCTCCTTGAAGTTGCATGACGACATCAGGTTTTGTGGCTCCGCTGGTAGGGTGGAGGATGATAGCATCAGAGATGGCTTGTGAGGCCAGGGGATCAACCTCAACTCCGACTGGGTTGGCGTTGGCTGTACTGCTGCTCGCACTTGAGGCGGCACGGGCTTCAGTAGTGGGGGGCTGGGCAGTGTTGGCTTCTTTGACTTGCTCGGAGTGAGATGCGTCCTTGACCGCTGACAGGACCAACATCTTGAACTCGTGAAAGTGGTGTTGAGGGTCAGTCACGGCAATGCGACGATAGAACTCAGGTTGTCTGTATTTTCTCGTCGCCGGAAGCGGATCAGGGAACTGAGCAAGCTGCTCAGCCCAGCTGGGGGAACGTTGATCGAGTATTCCAATAATGTCTCCCCAGTAGCCTGGCGACCCCATCTGAGCTGGAATCGAGACGGTGCGCTTAGTGCCGTCTTGAGCTTGCACATCCACCGAATAGGTCGGGCTAGAACCGAGTTGTGCACGAATTGCTGGAAGAGCGCTGAGAGGAAGATCCTCGTAGCTTGTTGCATGGGAAAGGGTGTGAACCCAATTCCTGCTAACGTGTTTCTGGCTAGTGCCATGTTCCATGTTCGCTGCGTCTGAGTCTCTGTTATCTGAAAACTTCTTGACTGCTGAATAGCTAATAGGAGTAACGACTTCCGACTCTAGTGTTGACAAATCCAACTTTATCTTGTCGAATACTGGTGTTACGAATTTGCTGTCTGGGGCGGACCTTATCCTCTCAGCCAGTTCACTGCAGATGGATTCCCACCTCGGGAGCCTGATGTCCTTGTAGAGATCACGCACCGAGTTGACGTATTCCCTGTACTTGCTTTCCCCGTGGAGGGCAATCTCAGCGGCCCACATCTTTATGTTTTCTCTGAGCTCAATCTCGGAGTAAGATTTGCTGTAGCATAGGGCCCCACTGATGGCGGCCTCTTTTAACCGTCCAGTCCAGAGGCTGGTGTTGAAAGGGAGCCTCATGAAGGTGCGGCTACAGTAGGAGAGCTCAGCGAGCTCCCTAGGCGGAATTTCACTGCCTTTCTTATCTGGGTCAGTAGCTTCCATGGCCAACACCCTGCCTGCAAACTCCGCAACATCACTGCCGGTGAAGTTTGGCTCATTACTGGCCATGGCAGTGTCGTCTCCGGTGTGGTAGCACCACACGTCATGGTAGTACTGTTCAGGAGTTGTGACCCAAGAGAAGGTGTCCAAGTAGGAAAAGAAAACGATGAGGGCTCCGACTAGGCCGTCGACGAAGGAGGTGCAAGGCACCCCGGAAGGCATGCCAGCGTCTCGTGAAAACAAAGTCTGCCCACAAAGTGATGGAGCAGAATTGATGGTTGCGAAGGCCTGGTTGAAGAGTTGAGAAAGAGTGTGATTAGCACTCGTGAGGTGTCTGAGAAAGAGTGAGACCGCTTCAAGCATGACTCCTGGAATAGTTAGGTCAAAGCTGCTGAAATCTATGTCGTAGAGCTTGCT